TCTAGATTCAGGATCGATATGGTGCGTATATCGCTGATCGCATTAATGAAATGTTTAATGTAATCGAATTGAAAGGATCTTCCCGCAGATGAGAATACTCCTAAACATCCTCCTTCTCCTAGGAGTGAACATCTTATTTTACCTGGTGGTGTATGCGATAGCAGACTACCTGATGGATAATATTAATTAAACCTTGCAAGTTCTTGAAGGATTATCAAGGATTTGCGAAAGACAATTAGATAACGAATAACTATAAAGAAACATCTATGCTTAAAACAGACAACTTCTTTGTTCAATTTGAAATAGACAACGTTTTATTCACAGAGACCTTCAGATTAGCTTACCGGACAGAGGAATATAAAAAATATTGGCTTGATGGCATTCTCGACAAATCGCATTGTCATTATCAACAAGCTCAAATGGAAGCTGCAAAGGCTTTGGGTGAACGTAAGAGATGTATTAAGATAGTTACTCTGTTTAAAACAGTAGAAGGTTAACGTAAAACAATTTAGAAAGGAATTAATATGGAAGGAGATTTATATGCAGTATGCGAACTAACGCCTGAACAACAAAGAGCTTTTAATAGACTAAAAAAGGCGTATAAAGACTGTGAAAAGGCAGGAATTTACTTTGCTAACAATTACGGTGATTTGATGGCTTTTAATAAAAAACTTGTGGCAGGATATGGAGATATGATGATGCATGCCGATGGAGAATATGAGGTAGTACTTGATTCTGGTTGTCCTGCTGAATCTATGCGAATTGCTAATGAATGGGCTGATGATACTCATGTATTAGGTTTAACTAAAAAAGGCATGAAATTATATTTGCAGGAAGAAGATTAATTCAATAAAAGATAGATATGAGCATAAAGATAAGTAAAGAGGCGTATGAGAAACTAATCAAGGAAGATTTAGACTTTCTCAATGAACATTGTCCGGAGAGCTTGGAATTAGATCATATTAAAGCAATTATTCGCAGTTCCATCGACTGGAATTATCCGAAAAAGGCTAAGAACATGTGCGTTAAAGATAAAACAAAGGTTTGCAATTTATGTCATGAATGCGATGTAGATGTGCTGAATCCGAGCTATTAATTGATGTGTAAAAAAAGAATCGAAAGGAGAAATAATTATGCCAACAACATTAAGAGAAACCTATCCAACAGCCAAGAAAGAGCATATATGTGAATTTTGTGCTTGCAAGATACAGCCGGGACAAAAGTATGTCCGTCAGACAAATATTTATGATGGGACTGTGTATGATTTCGTCACACATCAAGAATGTAAAGAAGTAGCTCATGAATTGAGAATGTACGATGGTTGTGATGATAGTGGGCTAGATGGAGAATCTTTTCGTGAAGAATTGGATTCATACGTATATGCCAATCATTATGACGAATACACCGATGATGTTTATACTGGTTGGCAGTTGAATCGCTATGAGATAGCGAAAAAGGTATTGAACGAACTTAAACAAGATAGATAATGAAGAAAATAACAAATGTGACTACTGTTTTCAGGTGTCTTAAGCCATATCGAAATTGGTATAATATTATGAGCCAAGATGGTTTCTATGATATTAACGTCATCATTGTCGGCAAATTAGAGCTATTAAAGCTAATTATTGCTTTGATAAAACTATTGATTTTCAACAAAAGGACTGTCATTAAAAGATACAGAAAGGACGAATAACAAAATGGATATAGTACCTATTATAACAAAAGATAATCTTTCTAAGGAACAGATAGAATATCTGCAAAAGCAGCAAACAGAATATAAATTGGTAAATAAGATTAAGAGGGAACCAGGGCATATCTTATTCTCTTTTAATCGAAAAACAGGGGAAATCAAGAGGGCTTCTATTATACACAAGGTTGCTATTGGTTTGAATGGGCTTCCTGTAACCAAAACTGAAACGGTTATAGAACCTGATTGTTATTATGACCAAGCCTTGAATGAAAAGAATTTTAGAAAGAAATTGAAGAGAATTGGATTGTTAAGTATTTAACCGACTTAAAAACGAATAATTATGGGATTTACAACAGCAGCGTTTATTAGACGCAACACACCGGAGCTTCGAAAGAAGTTGGAGGAGTTGGGATATAGATTGTCTGGGGCGGAACTTAACGAAGATTTATGTATTTTCACTGAACCCGAATACGGTCTATATAGTGTTGAGTTTTTCAGTAACATTCCACATCCTGACGAAACCGATAGTGTTGATTGCGGAACTAACGAAGAACTTTTCTTGGCAATAGCTGCATTAAGGGATGATACAGATGATAACCAGTGGTTTACCGATGGAAATGATTGGTTCTTATGCCGATATCTGAAAGTTGGCATGCACTACCAAGACATGCCAGAAATCTTGTTTGAAAAATGGTATAAGGCTACCGTAGAAGAGCTAATCGAACACTTTAAAGAAAAGGAGGAATAAAATGAATCGTACAATAAAATTCAGAGGGAAAAGCATATACGGTGATGGATGGCTGCTTGGCTCCCTTATTAAGATTGAAGAGGATAGATACGCTGTTATTCCGAATCTAAATGATATCGAAATAGGGAAAAGCATCGGCATGTATGAGGTTTATCCCGAAACCGTAGGTCAATTCACCGGGCTACTTGACAAGGACGGAAAGGAAATTTACGAAGGGGATATTCTTCACACTATTACATTTGGTTTTAATCCAGAAGAATATACAGCTATTATCCTATATCGTAATTGTAGTTTTCAACTTTCTAATGGTCGAAATTTATTCTATTTCGGGCAATCTGATCTTACAAAAATGGATGATACTATCGTGATTGGAAATATCTACGATAACCCAGATTTAATCAAGGAGGAATAGCCATGCCAATAAGCGAAGTTATGAACCAAGCAGACAGCAACCTACTGGCGGAATGTATGAAGGAAGCCATGAAAGTGGAATTCCTGGACACCAGTGAAGAGATAAAGTTATGGGCTTATTCCTTGTATAATGCGAAAATATGGGGAAAGAACACAAAGTAAAAGAGCGTCACCCGAACCACCAGATAGACGCCCTTCCCTAATTCATAGTACAAATATACTATTTACTTTTAAATAATCGTACTATGTTTTCAGAAATATCAGAGTTAAAATCTATCAGAGAGCAGAAATCCAGATTGTCGGAAAGAGAGTCTGAATTATCTGCTCCTATTATGTCAGATCTGGATTATATTCCATCCATATATAAATGGTTTTGCGAAATACAGGATTTTAGGGATTGTCCGGGAAATAAGGATAGCGTTCATATCAGAAAGAAGTTTATATTTATTATTCTTTTCCTTTATGCTCCCAGTGTATTGGCCGGTGGAAGAATGCCAAAAGGACTTCGGGATAAGATTGCCGAATCGGTAAATATCAGCGATAAAACATTTATTTCCCACAATATCGAAACTGTGGTTGTTCTCTACAATAATTATAAGGACTTTCGGAAGGATATAGAGTATATTTACACTGGAATTGTATCTCGGTTGAAAGACAATGGTATAATAGATAAGGTATGATAAAAAGAGAAAACATAGTAATATCTAAAGTGTATCCCAATGATGGGCAAATAGCGGGATTACCGAAGAATCCTAGACTTATCAAAGGAGAAAGATTTCGTAAGCTTTGTAAATCAATAAAAGAGCTTCCCGAAATGACAGAAGCAAGGGATATTCTTGTTTACCCATATAACGGTGGATACATTGTAATTGGGGGAAATATGCGTTTGCATGCTTACAGGCATTTAGGATGGAAAGAAGTGCCATGCTGTATTTTACCGGAAGATATGCCAGTAGAAAAGCTTCGTCAAATGCTTATTCAGGATAATAATCCCTTCGGAGAGACAGACTGGGATATGATTGCCAATGAATGGGACGGCAAAGAGCTTGATGATTGGGGATTTGAGGTGTGGCAGGAGCCGGAACAAAAGTCTTCAGAGCGTAGTTCAGAGGAACAACAGGAAGAAGAAAGCGAAGAGGATATAGAAAAGGCTGATTTCTACGATATGATGCTTGGTGACAGGATATATGACAGCAATAATGATTTTGACATTCCTAATTTAAGGGCGGACGAACAGCCAGTAAGCGGTCTTGTAATTCCTTTATCAGCATGGGGCGCTGATACCAGGCAGAAGAAAGGAATATCCACCTATCATTTCTATGTGGAGGATTACCGATTTGAAGCAATATGGAAAGACCCGACAACTGTTCTTAATAGCGGATGTGAGGCTGTCATAGAGCCGAACTTGTCTTTGTTCGACACAACCCCTGTTGCCTACGGATTACATCAAATATACAAAAAGAGGTGGATTTCCAGATATTGGCAAGAATGTGGTGTGAAGGTGTGGGCTGATTTGAATGTGGCAAAGAAGTTTCAAAAGTGGAATCGTTTAGGTGTTCCTGACGGGTATAACGCTTTTGCGACCCGTGGATATTCTGACAGGCAGGAGTATTTAAAAGAAGAAATTCAGATTGCTCGTGAAATATCGGGAAAGGATATTCCTAATATGATAGTTTACGGTGGTGGAGATAAAATAAAAGATATATGCGTGCAAAACAGCATTATATATGTCGAACAGTTTATGGCTAACAGAGTTAAGAAAGGAGATTGAAATGGCTAAAACAAGTGGAGGGATTAGAGGACGTGATAGAATCAGAAGCGGAGTAGATGCAAAGAAAGCAATGCACCGCTTAATTAGGACTTATGGGAATGCTAATCGGGATAGAATATATAAAGCAACTAGGACAGTTATGGATAATCTATCGAGAAATACCGGTTATCCAGTTGAAGTATTGATGCTTAATCCAACATTATCGGGGAGTACCTTAAGACGAAGGAGGAAAAGATAATGGCAAAGACATCAGGAGGAATTAGGGGGGGGCAGTGCAAAATCTTCCCGTAGAACTGGGCCGGGATTTACCGAACCTATTCAGGGACCTACAAAAGCGAGTTCCAATGCAACAGAGATTCAATATGTATTTGTTGACAAGATAACGGGAAATGAGTCTAACGGTTATATTAGTTCTGATGTTGCGAAAAAGGCGATAAAACAAGCCGAAAGAAGCGATAAAGATGCTGGTATATATGAACCTGATAATTATTATATTCAACGAATAGAAGTAATGAAAGGGACTAATCGCTCTAGTAAGTACAGAGGGTGGTAATTTATAATAATAAAGCAAGTAGAAAACGGTTTGTAAACGGTTTGAAATGGCAAATAAGAATATAGCTAAAGATGGAAAGAAAACAAGATTTACGAGCGAAAACCAGCCTCTAAACAGAGGCCGGAAGCCTAAGCTATATACTATTGCAAAAAAAGCCTATAATATATCCTATGACGAATGGAAGGAGGTTGTAGTGTATGTTATGCAATGTACCAAAAAAGAGGTTGAGGATATTATAGATAAAGATGATACCCCCATGTGGGTCATTAATATTTGCAGAGCATTATATAAAGATTCCGGCAAGGGTTCTATCGCTACGTTAAAGGAACTGACCGAAAAGCTATGGGGAAAGCCTATGCAAGAGACAAAGCCCGAAGATGCCAATATACCTACCAATATAGACCACGGTATTAGTATTGATTCCTGGATTAAAGACAAGCTGAAATGATAGTACCTCAAGAAATTTACCATCCATTATACACTGATACGGATAAATTCATTATTCTTATCACCGGTGGTCGTGGCTCCGGCAAATCCTTTAATGCTTCCACCTTCATTGAACGGTTGACCTTTGAAATGACTCCGGTAGAAAAGATAGTGCATCAGGTTCTCTACACCCGCTACACGATGGTTTCCGCTGGTATGTCTATCATTCCGGAAATGATGGAGAAGATAGAGCTAGACGGAACAACTAAGTATTTCAAGACTACCAAGACGGATATAGTCAATAAAATGACTAATAGTCGTATAATGTTCCGAGGCATCAAGACTTCTTCCGGTAATCAGACGGCAAAATTAAAATCTATTCAGGGTATCACTACTTTTGTATGCGATGAAGCGGAAGAGTGGACGAATGAGGAAGAATTTGATAAGATAATGCTCTCCATCCGTAAGAAAGGGATTCAGAACCGGATTATCATCATAATGAACCCCTGCGACTCTAATCACTTCATTTATAAAAAGTACATCGAGAATACTCACAAGCTCGTAGAGATTGACGGAGTGCAGGTGCAAGTCTCTACTCATCCGAATGTTCTTCATATCCACACCACCTGTTTTGATAATTTGGAGAATCTTTCACCGGAGTTTCTGAAAGAGGTTGAGGATATGAAAGTAAATGATCCGGATAAATATGCTCATGTGGTTATCGGACGATGGGCTGACGTGGCAGAAGGTGCTGTATTCAAAAAATGGGGCATTGTTGATGAGTTCCCGATTTGGTGCAAAAAGGTTGCTTTTGGGCAAGATTTCGGGTATACTCATGACCCGTCCGCCTCTATTCGTTGCGGAATTATTGATAATGCTCTGTATTTGGATGAAGTGGATTACCGGACCGGGCTTCTTTCCTCTGACATCATTAAAACGCTTCGTCCATGGGGATTGAAGGTTATAGCCGATAGTGCTGACCCACGGTTGATTCAAGAAATACACAATGGAGGGATAAAAATATATCCTGTCGAAAAGGGAGCGGGTTCTATTAACGCAGGTATAGACAAAATGAAGACCATGGAGATTTTTGTAACTAAACGTTCATACAATCTTCAGAAAGAACTACGGAAATATGTGTGGGCTAAAGATAAAGATGGGAACTATATAAATGAACCGGAAGATCATGATAACCACGCTATCGATGCAGCCCGTTATTATGTATTGGGTGAGCTTCTTGGTAAAATTCAGAAACCTAAAGATTATTCGGGGATTTTTGGACGTTAAAAATATATCAATATGACATTAGAAGAGATTTTAGCATTAGAAGATGTAGATCAGAAGATCGAATATTTGAAGAAAGGGCGTAAAACGGAGGAACCCAATACCGGTGAAAACTGGAAGGATTGGAATGCTGATTTGCATGAAATCATTGTGGATAAAGAAAAATACCCGGATATCGAAGTTGTTGAAGAGAAGGAAAGGGAAGAATGGAATGATAGTACCGGTAAAAGCACTACTATCCCAGCTAAAAAACGTACAGAGCCGTGCAACCGTATATCTATCCCGCTGGAGCAAGATATAACCAATATTCAAACAGCATTTACGGTAGGAGTTGAGCCTAAGATGGATTGCGCTCCGTCTAATGAGGACGAAAAAGGGTTATTTTATGCTATCCAGCAAGTATTGAAGAAGAATAAAATAAAGTACCAGAATAAACGTATAGTCCGTTCATGGCTTTCTGAACAGGAATGTGCCGAATACTGGTATGCAGTCAAAGATGATTCGTTCTGGGCTAAATTCTGGAATAAAATACAGAAGGCCTTCGGAGGAAGTGTGAGGCCGCAAAATAAGCTCCGCAGCGTAATATGGTCGCCATTCAGGGGAGATAAACTTTACCCTTTCTTTGATGATGCCGGAGATTTGGTTGCCTTCTCACGTGAATATAAAAAGAAAGACTTGGACGATGTAGAAATAGTATGCTTTCAAACTGTTACCGCTACACATGTTTACCAGTGGGAAAATACGAATAGGTGGGAAGCGGTAGAGGAGAAGTCTTTCAGGCATGGGTTTAAAAAACTTCCTGTCTTATATGGTTATCGCCCGGAGACTTATTGCCATAAGATAAAGACTATACGTGTACGCATAGAGAAGATATTATCAAGCTATGCCGATTGTATAGATTACCATTTCTTCCCGTATTTAATGCTCTTTGGGGACGTGTCAGGCTTTACAGGGAAGAAACGCAACAGAATCATACAATTGACCGGAGATAAGGCAAACGCTCAATATCTGACCTGGAATCAGGTTCCTGATACGGTTAAATTGGAACTCGAAGGGCTTACTAACAGGGCATACGACCTGACGAATACCCCACGCATATCACCGCAAGAATTGAAAGGTCTTGGAAATGCCATTTCAGGGAAAGCGTTCAGGTATATTTTTATGGGTGCGCACATGGCGGTATCTAATCATGCGGAAGTAATTGGAGAGTTCTTTCAACGGAGGGTAAACTTCTTGGTATCAGCTTTGGCGGATATTAACCCATCCGAATTTGACAAGGCGTCCCAGACTATTGATATTGATGTGGATTTGGTTCCATATATGATTGATGATATTGATGAACGGGTAACAACGGCAGTTAGTGCAATAGATGGTAAAGTATGGTCCCGGAGAGAGGGTATTTTGTTTGCCGGTAATGCCGAAAGGGTGGATGAAGTCCTGAAAGAGATTGAGGAGGAAGAACAGAAAGAATCTTCTGAATCAGTCAAAAAGGACAATTTTTAGAGTGTGTGGTCGGAAAAATTCCGATGGTTATACAAAAATCATAGGAAAAATAGAACAAAATATTTAATAATATGAACGATTTAGTATTTAAAGGTGAGAACAACCAAGCGCTAACAAGTAGCTTGTTGGTGGCTGAAAAGTTCGGGAAAGAGCATAAACATGTTTTAGATGCTATTAGGGAACTTATACAGGGGTGTGCCGAAAATTCGGCTGACCCCATGTTTGTTGAAACTATTTATGTTAACGAACAAAATAAGCAAGAATACCCAATGTTTATAATGAATCGTGACGGTTTTACTTTGCTGGCTATGGGATTTACAGGGAAAAAGGCTATGCGCTTTAAACTTGATTATATTGCAGCTTTCAATGCGATGGAAAAAGCTCTAAAGGAAAAGCTGAAGCCATTATCCCAACTTGAAATACTGGTCCAGTCCGCACAAGCTTTGCTTGAACAAAGCAAACGGATTGAAAACGTAGAAAAGAGACTGGACGCGATGGAACAGGAGAGAGAAGAAAACGGGAAGTTGTTGTTAGCGGTTGCTGTTTCATCTGAAAAGGTACCGGAAATTTCTCTTCGTGATAAGATCCGCCAACTGGTGAACAAATATGCTTCGGCAACCAACACTAGACAACAGGACGTTTGGCACAAGGTTTATGAGCAATTATATTACCTCTATCACATTTCTATTAGTAACTACAAGAAGAAGTTCAAGGGAGAAACAAAACTTGAAATAGCGGAAAGAAATAATATCTTGGATAAGGTTTACGCCATTATCTCAAATATGGTCCGGGAGCGAAACGTTGCATGAGTACAGACATAAAGAAAGGGCAGCCTTAAAGCTACCCTTTCCTGCTGATTGGCGTCAACTAATGTGCCAGGCCGAAGCCCCCTGACTACTCTATTTCTTGTTAATAAGCTCTTGTAGCATCTTGTTCGTCTCTACAGCTAACGAAGTCATTAGAAAGCCATCCTTGCACATCTCATGTACTTGACCGAATATCCGCCTTAGATTCGATTCCATGCTTTCTTTCGGGTTGTACGCAACTTCTTCCTTTCCGTAGGGTATCAATCCACCGTAAGTGTTTCCGTGCTTCTTGCGACCGCTGGCGAGCGTTTGTTGCAATGATTGGTTGAACTCCTTCACCTGTTTTCTGACGATGCGTTCTGCGTACTTGGTGCAACGCTCGGATCGGAGCTTTTCTTCCATTTCGTTGAAGGCGTTGATGTAGGCTTCCTTGAACTGGGCGGCTACCTTTCCGGTGAAGCCCATGGCGAGGAAGGTGAAGCCGTCACGGGTCATGTAGTACATGGGGAGTTCTTTCTTTACATTATTGCATAACTCATTGATATACAAACAGGGCGCAAAATTGCGCTCTGTGAAATTGGCACTACACTCCAATCCTCTAATCGCTTTCAGTACATCTTTGTGTGCCTTCCTAAAGTAATCCGCAACCACCAAAGAAGAGGTCACGGCTTGACCGTTTTTCGCTTCTACCAAATCAATCCTATCGGTAGACCATAATTCCAAACTTCTTGTTTCCATAATGATTTTATTTAATGTGTTGATACTATCGTGTCGCTCTTGCTTAGCACATGAAAAACCTGTCGTTATCATCACCGAACATCTTATATCCGGCAAGCAGGCATAATACAATGATTGTAATTTCTGGCATATTCGTATATTTTAATGGTTAATCTCCTACGTAATGAGCACCGTATCTTCCAGTACTAGCCGTATAGTAAGCCGATGCCGGTATGCTCTTATTATTGTACCCCTTATCCATTGTAGCCTTAGCAGCGTTGCTCATGGCTTCATGTCTTTCCGCCAAGAACTGATCCGTTCTAGCCTTTACCGCTTCCGATGAGCAGTATTCTTGCAATTTTGCAAGGCTCCAAGCTGATTTCAGACATTCGGAGAACGTTCTTTCGTTGCCGGCACGTTTGTAAGAGCGCCAAGCGGATTTCATTATTTGGGATAAGTTGTAACGTTTCATAATCGTATGTATGCTAGTCGTTAAACATTTAGTTTTATTATTACGATGCAAATATAACTACGATTATAACACAAACAAACCTTATAAGGTTAATAAATGCTAATTTGATATACTCGAAGTATGTTTTCAAGCAAAGAATAATAACTAATGCTATAATTTTGTATATTTGCAAGCAATAAACTATAAGTATAATTATGAAGTTACGAATATTGGATATCTGCAAGCAAGCAGGAATAACTCAAAAAGAGTTAGCGGAAAGAATAGGGTTATCGGCTGTGGGTTTATCTAAAGCAATCAATGGTAATCCTACTAAAGATACATTGGAAAAGATAGCCAATGCCCTAAACGTGAGAATTACTGAACTATTCGAGGAACCAACCAATATAAACGGCTACATCGAATTAGATGGAACTATCCACAAAGTTTCGAGTAAGGAGGATATTAAAAAGTTAGCGGAAAAACTATAAACCAAATAAAAAGGAGGTAATTATGGGAATGCAAAGTAAAACTTTCAAGGAAGAAGAAAAAAAAGTCGTAAATCAAGCTACAAACAAAGGTGTGTCTTGGGAAGTAATAGCAGAAATACGTGCTAAATATCATAATGATTTTAATCAAGATAGATCCCGTTTTGAATCGTTTAAAGAACAAGTCGAAAACCTATCGAAGGATAAGTGATAAAAAGTGAAGGTCGGAGAAATCCGGCTTTTCTTCATTTATAATCCCTTTTTTCAAATTACCTAGTTGCCGTATTAAATAGATACGGGGATTTTCATGTGTTGAAATCAGAAAGGTATTGCAAAACTTGTATTTTATTTTTGATTTTTGTACGTTTGCGCATTGTATAACATAAAACACACATAGCATGGGATTATTCAATTTATTTAAAGGTAAACAGGATATACCTCCTAAAAGAGATATAAAAGATTTCTTTTCGATTGATATAAATAATCTTTTTCAATATAATCCAGTATACTCTCATACAGAAACAAGCCCGTATGGAAATGAAGTAAAACATTATACACTACGCTTAAAAAAGTTAGAACTTGGAATTTTCTATGAAGCTGAAATATTAGAAGTCGCAGAAAATGAATTAAATGTCATATTTAAAGGGAGAAGTAACCTTTTAACCAAAGAACTTGTGGAATTCATAAATTTTTGTGCTGATTGTTTAGGATTAGATAGTAGCGGATATGGTAAAGTTGAGAAAATAGATTATCAGCATGTGGATGACTATGTATTCTCTCGTATGTGGGATAAAATATGGATTGATAATATGACAACTCCCACTATTATAATGACAATATATTCTTTAAATAAAAGCTATTAATTAAATTGTAAATCATGGAAGGTATCACACTATTTGTATCTATCGTAATCATCGTATTCGGAATATTACAAATTATTCTATTTTTCAAGTTATGGGGAATGACTAATGATGTCAAAAAAATAAGGAAATCGCTACCTAATGTATCTTCTGATCTTTCTCCGGCTAAAATGGAATTTATTATTGGAAACACAGATAAAGCAAAAGAGATGCTTAAAAAGGAATTTGTATTAGACGTTTACGAATCATATATGAAAATTGTAAAAGAAAATACTGAAGTAACAGACCCTAGTGTAATGGAAAAAGAATATTCTATAGATTATGATAGACTTAAAAGGGTATACAAAGGAAGGTTTAAAGACATAATAGATGATGTTGATTTTGAAAGATACTCTACTTTTGTAAAAGCTAAATCTGTATTTGGATAAATTGCTTAGAGCCCTATATATGAGTGAGGCTTTTTATTTCTTCCTACTTTTATTTAATGCTAGAAAAATCACCTAAAACCAAAGAAAGGTAAGGAAATATTTGCATTTGTGTGCATTTGTATGTTAATTTGCCTCCGTACAACCATAATACACACAAAATATGAAGAAGTTTTTATTATTACTTTTAGTAAACCTGGCTACGTCTGTATACTCTCAAGATACATTCTTAAACTTTAAAATATTTAATGATAGAATTATATGGCAGAAGGTATATGAAACCTCTTTTTCAACTCAAGAAGTAATTGATTACTTTAAAATATTTGGGAATATAAGCATAGCCGAACAAACTGAATCTAGGATAATCGGAAGCTCTTCTGGTAACAAAATTGATTTCAACAAATATAAAGGTAGCAAAATTGGAAATACAATATTTGATGATGACTTAGCATATAAAGTCATCATAGATTTAAAAGATAAAAAATACAGAGTTACAATCTTGGATATACAATTTACAAAAGGAGGTGGAATAATGATCGATGGGTGGGGAAATACAGGAAATCGTTCATCAATTATAGATAATAAATACATAAAAGATAATAAATTTAAGAACTCTTTTTCTAGGGAAGGATCAGAGTCTTTAGATAAGTTTTTTATAGATAAGTTTAGTGTGAAAAAATTTTTGGATATCTTTTGATACTCATTATACACGATATAATCATGAAAAAAGAAAACATTCAAAATGAATTTGTAGTCCGTTGCGGTAAAACTACGGACAGCATGGAAATATTAGAGAAAACATGCAAGGAAGAAGCCGAAAAGCTAGTAAAAACGCTGAATCTTGCCGAAGGAGATGCAATATCCGTTCCTTTTTGGGCACCTGAACCCGGATTCCCCGAACTTATCTGCGTGGGAAAATTCAAAAGGGATGAAAGCGGAAAGGTTATCTACGAATTAGATTTCTCGGAGTCAACATTGTAACTCATTCCCGCCCTTCGCAAGAGGGCAAAAGAAAAGCGGAGGTTACTCCGCTTCTATATATAATTTACACACCACTCTTAATTTTGCTTTCCTTCAAGATTTGCAAGATTGATTGTTGGCAATATGATCGGCCTAATTCCTGATAAAGAAGTTAGAGTAGAAATATACGCTCTTACGTAAGGGAATAATATAGCTGGAGCATTTATATTAAAAAATATAGATTTTGTCCTATCATCTATGTCTGAATCAAATTCAAATAATCCAATAAGATTTGCATATACTTGAAGATTTTGTTCTTTATCTGCAATTTTTACACCGAATTCTAATCTATACAGATTTTCGTCTTCATTAGACATACTTTTTCTTTCAAGCTCAATAGATATGTCTTCTGAAATTGGCATAGAAGGATTAAATTCTATATTAGCCTTATTTATTTTATATTCTTTTAGTCGGAATTTAGCTACTTTTTCTGTCATAATTTAAGCTGCAAGATTAAAATATTCAATTGTATTGGTATAATTATTTTCAGTAATTGTATAATTGAAAGATTGATATATCCCGTCAAAATCAGGAATAACACATGAACTTTCACAAGAAGTATACCCTGAAATGGATATTGGGGCTATTTTTTCAAATAATATATTATCCATATTATTTGTGTCGCTAATTTCACAAATTAAAATATCCTCATGAGGAAACATTGTACGAAAATTATTCCACAACTCATACTCCATCTCCATATATTTTTCATCCCCTCTTCTTATTTCTTCTGGAGAAATTTCTATAATATGGAAATTAGTAATCTCATCATAAGCATATCTTATGTTAATTTGAGATATTTCATTAGCGATTCTAACCAAACTTTCAGTAATAAAATCTTTAGCATTCATAATATTCCATATTTTTCAGTGAGTAATTTGTTCAATTTTTCAGCGCTATCTTTGGCTCTAACAACATCTCTGTCTGTTATTTCCTCGTTAGAATAATCTGCTCTCTTTCTTAACATTTTTAATATGCCATAATAAGTATTATAGTCAATTCCATAAAATCTATTCTTTTTGGATAACTTCTCACTTATATGACTAGAAATATAAAAATGAGAATCTACAGATTTAGTTTCCCTATCTTGAATATCGTAACTAAGCCCTTCATAATGAGCTAACACGTATTTAGACAATTGGAAACAAGAGTAATATAAACAATGAATTGATGATGCAAGCTTTCCATTATCTACTAACAAATTAGCAGCAATAATGTTTTCTTCAGACTTTGCTTTTACAATAGGCATTTTGCAATTGTGTTATATTAATTGGTGATTTTAAATCATATACTATACACCAAACATTGTTTATTTATTGGGGGAAATAAAAAAAACTTCTCTTTCTAAATGGGATATCTTCTTATCCCTTAGCTGATTCGTAAGCATGAGAAGTGATTTAGAAGGATTTTCTATCATCAGTGTGTGTTGCGTGTACAATAATGGCTTCATGTTTATCTCCTTTCATAGAAATAATTAATTGTAAGACAATCTATATTTCTAGTAAGTGTTATTGCTATATAATTATGTGTTTAGTACATATCGACGTGCAAATATACAACAACAACATCAAACACCCAACAAACGATCACTAAATTGAGCATTTTCAATGGTTATTTAACCATCACTAACCTCACAATGTTAATTATTAACAGTTTCAGCATCACCTTCTCTCTCACCAATAGCACTAACTTCATTACCTTGTATTCTCTGTCTATTAGAACGGCTAATATCACAAAGAAGAGCATTTATTTATGCCTTAAAACAACTAATTTCCCACAATTGGGCAATTGTGGTTTATCCCTCATGTAATTATTTTATAGCTTTCTTCTTTGAGTGTAACTTTATGCTGTTGAAAATAAAAACTAATTCATACAGTATGAAAGAAAAAATCTTAGTAGCACTAAAAACGAAGTATAAAACCTTTGGGTTTGGTGATAAAGCGTTTGACGGGGTGGCTGACTACTTGTCTAAAACCGTAACTGAAGAAAGTCAAATAGAAACTGCTATTAGTGGGGTCGAAGGACTTCTGAAGGCTTTTCAAGGAGACATTGATACTGTTAGAAACGAAAAATCGGGTCTACAAAAACAATTGGACGAATTGAAAAATAAAATCGAGAATCCCAATCCTAACCCAAATCCGAAGCCGGAAGAAAAGAAAGATGATATAGCGACCATCATTGCGAACGCAGTGAGTGCAGCCTTTAAACCTCTTTCTGACAAGCTCACTCAACTTGAAACGGAGAAGGCGCAGGCCACTCGCCAAGAGCAAATCATGGGAAAAGCGAAGGAGTATGGTATTCCCGAAAGCCTTGTTCCTATGTTGAGCATTCCCGAAGATGCAAACTTGGATAACTATTTCAAGGATGCAAAGCAGACGTTTGCCAACGCAGGATTTCAAGATGTGAGAACTCCCGAATCGGGAAGCAATGAGCAGAACAATTCAAACGACATTGCCACCCTGATAAACAAGGGAACTGAAGAAATTAAAAACTCTAAACAGGATTAATTATGCCAGCAGGTTTTAAGTATGATTTAAGTCCGATTGAGAAGCAAATGCCGGAAATGTGCCGTTTTGAAACGGTTTATATATATTCCGGTGGCTTCAATCTGGATATTTCGAATTTGACAGGGGTTGCGCAGATCCCGCCTCTTACCCCTTTGGTTCTTGATTTTGTGAAACGAACGGCAAAAGCTGTTTTGAATGTTGAAGTAGCCGAGAAGATCACTGCCGGTTCTACTTCGTTGAAGATCAAGAAAAATTCTCTTGCGTACGTCGGTATGCATATTGGTAATGGTACAAATGGCGGTACAATTGAAGCTATCGACAAAAGTAATGCGGAATATGATACCGTTACTCTGGCCGCTTCACCAACGCTTGCCGCAGAAAAGGATGCGGTATTGTTTGAAGCTACTGCCGCAGCCGGTAAAACGGCAAAAGCGACAGCTACGGCTTTGAATTATGCATGGACTAAAGTAGAAGCGGGTGCAACTGTTACCGCTATAGGCCAAGCGTACGAGATCAGACCGACAAGACTCATTGTTCCTATCTCCGATAAGGATAAGGAGACTTTGGGTGACAGATTCATGTTCACTTATTAAAGAAAGGAGGAACTATGTATTTGACTATTCAAACATTACTGAATGATCCGGGAGTGGTGAAAGCGGTTATCGACCGTGTGCAGGCTCTAAGACTGGATCAAATCTTTTGGAAAAAGCACCTTGATTTTGAGGAAACGAAATCCCGTGTGTTCAAAACATATTTGGGGACAGTAACGGGTGTTGTTGCCGGTTCTGTAATTGACCGTAACTCTAACAAGCCGTTAAGAGAGCGTAAATCTTTGGGTTCCGGATATGGCGAAGTTGCCTATATGGGGGATAGATACCAGATGGACAACGATAGACTCGATATGCTTCAAGAACTAATCAATAAGTTTAATCAGGCGAAGACACCAGATCAACGGGCCGCACTGGACGATATTATCAACTATATTGTAGATGATATGCGTCAGGTATTGCTTGCTCCACACAAACGTATGGATATTGTGGACGGTGACCTTCGTTCTGATGGTAAAGCATCCGTAAAAGTAGATGACAATCCGCAAGGAATCGAATTGCTTGAAATGGAGTTGCCGGTTCATCGTATCACTCCGCAAGTTGCAGACAAACTGAACTTTGTTCGTTATCTTATGGAGAAAACCGTTGAATTACGTACCAAGTTCGGCATGTTCGTTTCTATGGAAATGTCCCGAAGGACTTTTATCAACAGCATTATTGGATCAAAGGACTTTGGGGATTTTTACAAACAAAGCTTTGATTCTAAAGAAGTCCGACTGTCTGCCGGGCTTATGTCCAGTGAGATGGCGACCACTATCTTTAGAGGATTGGGCTTGCCGCCTATCGTAATCAACGAAGATTTGGTGGAATTGTCAGACGGCACTTTCAAACAGGTATTTAAAGACAACCGTATTTCTTTGTTTACCACTCCTAAACAGGGAAAGATGCGCTGGCATACTCCGTATGAAATAACCGATCCGGTTCCGGGAAAGACTTACACCCGTTCAGAAGGTGGTATGTATATTTCCAACATACGTACGGATGAAGGCCGCTTCATGGAATATGGAGCCGAATGGATTCCGGAATTTACATCTCCAAACAAGATTGTAATTTTTGACCTGGATACGATGAATGCGTAAGTATGATAATTAGTGACTACATAAAGCAAAAGTTTCAGTCCTTCGGCATATTATTGTCGGAGGCTGACTTGGTAGAGATTAATCTTTCTTCCGGGGTTGACCCTGACGGGGAAATGACTGAAAATAATATGCAGTCTATCTCTGTTGCGATAGCAAGATTTATTCCCTCCTTATTGCTTAGAGCTACTTCTAAATCGGTATCAGAAAACGGTCATTCAAAGTCTCTTTCTTGGGATATTTCTGGTATAAAGTCCTATTATTCTTTTTTATGCAATAAGTATGGACTGAAGGACGAACTGAATACAGATAAACCTAAAGTAACATTTTGGTGATATGCTAGAAACTGCCCCACATAAATTACAAATACAGGTTATTACTCCAGAAGAGAACGACGAGTATAACCGACCAATACCGGGAACCGGTGGAGAGTCTTGGCAAGATGTAACAGATTGCTTCTGCCATGACAACTCCCAACAAAAGGAAGTTTCTGTCAATGGTGAGCGCTGGGTATATAATTACCATGTGGTTTATGAGGGTAAAAAGATTGTTTTAGGATCTCATATCAGGTGTCTGGATGCTGAAGGAAATACTGTAGGAGAGGGAGATGTGAAGAAGAATGCCGAATGCTATTCGGAGGAGTTTAAGGGTAGATGTGATATTTGGGTATGATTGTAACGACTGACATATATAAGATTTTGTGTGATAAGCTAAAAGACTTCTTGATAAAAGACGTTTACGACAGTTGGAATACCATTAAGAAAGGTGTAAAAAACGAATTAATAGTGATTGTTGTAAGAGACGCTTTGGAGCCGGAAACTTATTGGGAGATATGTTATCCTCATATCAACATCTGCGTTCCATATTTGACCAGTGGTAAGACTAATACGGTACGATTAAACGAGTTGGAAAGAACTGCAAAACAGTTTTTAATAGGAGAAAGTGGAGTGTTTGATAGTACTCAATATCATTGGGAAATAGACCGGATAGGGATAGAAGAAGATTTAAAGCTTGCATGTAGTTATGTAAATGTGGTTTTAAAGTTTAAAGTTTTAAATATAAAAATATAAAAGATATGGCGGAAAGTATACAAATATCAGCGGTTGATATAAAAAGATTATGGTATGCCGATGAAGATGCAGTATCAGCTGATTTGACAGGTACAGCGTTATATGCCCTAGTAAAAACGAACGGATCTGCTACCGAGATTAAAAATGTGCATCAAGACACGTGGACCATTGAAGAAGGAGATCCTACGCAAGAACCTTACAAAAATCAGCTGACAGGTTCAACTTACCGTATGGGAGCTAAAGCAATGGGAGATGTGACCTTTAACTTCACGATTGGTCGCTATGATTATGCAACAAAAAAAGAACTTATGGGCGGTGAAATTATTAATACCGATAAAGGTTGGAAGCGTGCCCGTGGTATTGTGGAGGTGAAAAAATGTTTGATTGCATTAACGCAAGACGATCAGTATTGCGTTCTTCCTTATGCAAATGTAGTAGCTCGTGAAGCCAATACTGATGGTGCGGTTGGTATTGCAGTTGTAGCTACGATGTTAGAACCTTTAAATGAGGCTGTTATGCCGGAATACTGGTTTGATGCGAGTGAAGTAAAAGAAGGGGTATGAAGATCTGAAAATGTAGCACTTGCTTCTTCTGAAACAGCTACGAATTCAAATAGTTATTCAGCTAGATCAAGGCGGGTGAACGCTGGGAGTACTGCAAACTATGGCTCTTCAGGAGAAGATGGGACGCAACCGTCAGAGACATTATCTATATTGTAAAGTGGTGAGGGGTGAGGATTTGTCGTTCTTGCCCCTTTTTAATAAGATAGTTATGAACAAAGGAGCAAAAGTTATATCACAATCAATTATTGGAAATGATTTTAGGACAATTATTGTGAATAAGAAAGGATATACAATATATCCTCCAACTATACACAGTTTGTCAAATGCTATATCATACTTATGTGATGTGCGAGAGGGAGAAACATTAAGAGAGATTCTGATTTCTCTAGCAGATTTAAAATACTATGCTCACGCTCTTTCATGGTTTATTAACGGTGATGATAGTCTTTTTGAGGAACTTTCTAAAGGTACTTATGAAGAGTGCGTAAATGGTGTGGAAGAAGCAATCTCAATGATTGATGTATCGGTTTTTCAGAAAGCTGTCGGCTTAGCGAAGAACGTAAGCCTGCTGGCAGCGACACCGAAATAGCCGGTAATGAAACGCTATTAGGACAAATTGCGTCGTTCATGGAAAATTTGCATTTGTCTTATAAAGAAGTTGTATATGAAATACCATATAGAAATCTGGTTTTAATGCAACGTGATAAAATACATCAAGTATTTGGAGATAAAATAAAGAAAGTGAAGGGTAAAGATATGGCATCACGAAGGCGTCAAAATAAGTAGGTATGGAATTCATAGGGGATGATAGCGGATTGAGCGAACTTCAAAAACAAATAGAGGACGCTTTCTTTTCTAAGTTAGTAGAAATAGGGAAAGACGCCATACGTTACGCCCAGAAAAACGGAGAATATCAAAATCATACATTTAATCTACGTAATGCTCCTGGTTTCTGTGTGGTAAGAGATGGGCGTATAGTAGCTATTGAAGTAGGAGATGATGGAGGGCATCCCGAAGCTGTGAGAAATACAGAAAATATGTTGATATACTCGGAAAAGCCACAAGACGGATTATATTTAGCTGACGGAATGCCTTATGCCTCTTTTGTAGAATCAAAGGGATATGATGTGTTGACGGCAGCAAGAAAATACGCAATAAGGCAAGTCCAAAAGAAAATATATAAATAAATATGGCAGGGATATTTGCAAATGTAGACAGTGACATTCAGAAGCTCCAAAAATTGAAGCAAGAAATCGAGAATGTAAAGAAGTCATTGAAAAGTATCAATGTAAAAGTAGATATTGATATAGCACAAGGTTTGGAGGCACAATTAAAGAGTCTCACAACTCAATATGATGCCTTAGCCGCTAAGGTGGGAGAGACGGAGGCTAGGATAACAACGTCTGCAAATAAAATTATTGATGCTTCGAATAAAATTATTCGGGCACAGGAAAAAATGTCGCAGGCGGAAAAAGTAAATAATGTATCTTCTTCTAGTACTTCATCATTTTCTTCCGATAATGCTTCGGAAACAGCTTCTATTCAGGCGCAGGCTAAAGCGTATGAAGAACTAAAAGCTGAAATCGGTGATGTTCTTGGTACGAGAGGACAAAATATAAAGAGGTTAATAGAAGAGCAAAATGCGATCCGGCTACTTAACGCAGAAATAAAAAAGATCACTAAATCACAGGGGGAATCTTCTAGCCTTTCATCTGCTCAACAAAGGAGACTGGAACAATTAAATAACTCTTTGCTTACTCATAAAACAGCACTTGCTGAAGTAAGACAGAGTTTGAGTGCTAACGCTAAGTTAGACAATGCTGTCGCCACTTCTATGGATGCTCTTTCTCAATCTTTAGGTAGGATGAGAGCTGCTTATAGAGCATTGACAGAAAGTGAGCGAACATCTCCATTCGGGAAAGAACTATTAGTTTCTATTCAACAGGCAGATGCAAAAATAAAAGAGCTAGATGCAACGATTGGGAATCATCAAAGGAATGTCGGTAATTATGCAAGCGGCTGGAATGGACTAAGCATGTCTATTCAACAAATAGGTCGTGAGCTCCCTTCTTTGGCTTCTGGGTGGAGAACTTTCTTTTTGGCTATCTCTAATAACTTGCCAATTCTTGCCGATGAAATAAAGAGGGCTAGGATTCAGTTTGAAGCTTTGAGAAAGAGTGGACAAGCTGCTACACCTGTTTGGAAACAGGTTGTTTCTTCCATAGTTAGTTGGCAGACGGCTTTAACTGTAGGGATCACTCTTTTAACGTTGTACGGAGATAAGCTTGTAAAATGGATTAGTGGTTTAGGGAAAGCCGAAAAAGCTATCAAGAATTTATATACAGCTCAACGATATTTATATAATGTAACATCTACAGGAATAGAACAAAGTTCAAAAGAAATTACTAAACTTAACAGTCTGTATAAGATTGCAACAGATGTAACTAAATCTACAAAAGAAAGGAATAATGCAGTAAAAGAGCTGAAAAGATCGTTCCCTTCTCATCTTAAAAACTTATCAGATGAATCTATAAAAAATGGTGAGGTCGCAAAGTCTATTAAAGAGCAAACAAGGCAAATTATAGCAAATGCTAAAGCGACAGCAGCGGCCGATCAAATCGCAAAGAATTGGTATAAATCATTTCAAGCTGGAGTATCTAAAAATATTGCATATATCACAAAACAGAGATTAGAGCAAGAATTAGTTGCAAAAGAAGCAACGGTTCAACAGCTTTCTCAAATGAGAGCCAGACCAGAAAGTTATGCCGGATTAGCTAAAGAAATTGAGGGAATAAAAGACCGAATAAAAGAAACTGATAGAGAAATAGCAATACAAGAAAATCTACAAGATTCTTATCAAAAATCGTCTCAATCTCTTGAGAAGTTGGTAACAGTTGCTGGTCTAGGTGGAAAGTATGAAGATCCAGATGAAGATTACAATTCTATTTTAGACCAACAAAAGAAGATAGCCAATCTTTTGGATAAACAGGCTCTTGAAAGAAAGCGAAGAGAAGAAGATTTGGAAAATCAGGCTTTCCAAGCTCGTATTAATACGATGGAGGAAGGGGAAGCAAAAATACGGGCACAAAGAGCTTTGGATAACAAAAAGGAAATACAAGACTTAAAACGCCAGAGAGAAGATTACATTCGGACAGAGATTGAGTATCAAAGGAAACTTTTTGATGCAAGGGAAGAATTGAATGTAAAGAAAAATAAGAACTATAAAAAGAAAACATTCGATCCTTCTTCTGTTAAAGTAGATACCTCTTCTATTGATGCTACTATTGGATATGTGAGTAAACGCCAAATTAACGACCAAATACGTAACCAAGAAGAGGCGTGGAATGAATATATCATAAAATATGGTACATTCCAACAGAAAAAAGAGGCCATCACTCGGAAATATGCAGATGCTATTAATAAAGCCGCCAATGCCGGAGAAGCAGCATCCTTACAAAAGGAGTTTGAGGAAGCTTTAGCTAACTTGGATTTGAGTAAGCTTAAAGAGGAAATAAATTGGGAAATGATTTTCGGTGATTTGAGCAAAGTTACTAAAGATCAACTAACCAAAATAAAGAAGCAGTTGCAGGAGTTTAAGAAGTCTTCTGAATTCAAAAATGCTACTCCGGAACAAATACAAGTTATTGAAACCGCAATAAATTCCATCAATGATACCCTTGTCGATAAAGGTGGTTTCTTTGGAGGTATGGCTGATTCTATGAAAGAGTTAGCGGATGCTACAGAACAACTGAAAAAAGCAGAAGAGGAACTGGTTGAAGCTAATAAGAAAGGAACGGATGCCGAAAAAGAAGAAGCACAAAAGAAAGTAAATAAAGCTCAAAATACACAAGTCAATGCACAGACCAATGTTGAAAAATCCAGGGATAAGGCAATTAGTAATATAACGGCTGTTGCTGATGCTATGCAGCAACTGGGAAGTGCGGAATTTAACTTAAGTAGCTTTGGTAGTGCTGTTGGAGGATTGGTAGATGCGTTAAGTGAATCCGGTAGCAAAATAGGAGGAATTATTGCAGCTGTCCTCTCTCTTCTTGATGAATTTGGGAAAGATGGAGGAGTCGAATTTGGCAAAAATATTGTGAACAATGTTATTAGTGCCATTGGTGGAACTATTGAGGTTCCGTTCAAGATGTTAGGAATTGATTTGGGGCTCGGAGGTGCAAACTATTCTGATTACAACGAAATGGTAGCCAAGTATGACGTATTACTTGATGTTTGGGATCAACTCTTAGATAAGAAAAAAGCTTATATAAATGAATCATACGGAGCGGAAGCAACCAAAGCGGGCAAGGAAGCTTTAGACCTATTGAAAGCCGAAAGAGATATAACTAGGGAGCTTGCTAGTGAACGCTTAGACGCTGGAGCAAGTGCAGGCAGTCACTCTATGGCGTATAGAATGTGGCAAGGCTCCTATAAATATGAAGGTCAGAACTGGAAAGATGTAGCTGGAGAAATATCTAGTGCTCTTGGAGGTGTCGAATTCAGCAATATGTGGAACCTGCTTTATATGTCAGCCGATCAACTGGAGTGGATAAAGACAAATTATTCCGGTCTGTGGTCACAAATGGACACGGATTTTAGAGGTTATTTGGATGATATTATTCAATACGGAGAGACGGAGGCGGAAATCATAGAATCAGTAAAGGAGCAGATTACAGGAATATCCTTTGATAGTTTCCGAGATAGTTACGTAAGCCTGTTATCTGATCTTGATAGCACCAATAAAGATTTTGCCGATAGTTTTGAAGAGTATTTAAGAAAATCCATACTTCAGTCTGTTATATCCAAGAACTACGATACTAAAATACAGGAACTTTATGATAGTTGGTCTAAAGCTGGAGAAGATGGATTATTCAGTGAATCAGAAGTAGACAGGTTGCGTTCTATGCAACAAAGTATAACAGATGCGATGTTGGCGGAACGTGATCGACTGGAGGAAGTTTTTGGATGGTCTTCATCTTCATCCCAAGAAGCCTCAAAGAAAGGCTTTGCCACTGCGTCACAGGATTCAATCGACGAGCTTAACGGACGTTTCACCGCTTTGCAAATTGCCGGAGAGGAAATCAAGAATCAGAATCAGCTACAAACAATGTCTATTCTTGAATTGAGAGCGGATATGCTGCCTATTATTGCCAATACCACAGGGATAAAGGACATTGCTAGTGAGACACGGGATTTGTTAAGGCTGTCTTATGAGGAGTTGACTGGTATTCATGATGATACAACAAGCATGAACAAGTCATTGAAGAATATTGAGACGGATATTGCTGAAGTTAAACGAAATACATCAAAATTATAATATATGGCCGACTTATTAATTAACAATAAAGACGCTTTCGCAACGTGGGGCGTGAGAATGGGAGATGGGTTCATTGAAGCTATCTACGCTCCGCTTCCAATGAAAGAAGTTATAGAGAATAAATCCCGTTTACAGGACGGGAAGAAAATAATTATAGCCAATCGGAAGATTGACGAACGGGATATAACACTAACCTTTACCCTACAAGGAAGTTCTCCGTCTGACTACATCACCAAGTATAAGGCATTTCTGAATGAGATTACAAAAGGGGAATTTACTGTCAAGGTTCCCGCCTTAGGAGAGGAGGTTTATCATCTATATTACACCCGTTCACAGCCTTTCGGTTTCAATACGGCAAGGACGTTTTCAAAGATTTCGGTAAAGCTTAACGAGCCAAATCCGGGTAATAGAGAGTAAAATTACCACAATAGGCAAATTGTGGTTCATAGGATTGCCGGATTTTATGTTTTGACGTTTCTATCTGCGAACTTTGTGATATGGCAGAATTAGTAGACATCAAAGACATATCCGGCAACATTCGCTTTTCGACTACTATCAATGAGGGTTCGAAAAGACACTTCCTTTTGATGCAGGAAGATTATATCACTTTGCTATTTAGCCTTTCCAATCCGGTGTATTTCAAACTAGGCGACTACGTAGACAATGAGTTGGGAATATTTGAGCTTGTAGACCTTTATAAGCCTACCTACAATACAACGACAGGTGCATACGACTACGAACTCCGCCTTGATGCTTATTACTGGAAATGGAAGAACAAGAAGTTTTTCTATACACCGGAAACCACCGGACGCGAAGCCGCATGGAATCTCACCGCTACCCTTGACACGCATTTAAATGTTTTTCTAGATAACCTGAATGCACTCGGATATAAGTTCAGAGAGGAAGAGTTTACATACGAGATTGACAGCACAGTAGAAAACACTTCCAAGCTCATTTCCTACGATAACGTGAATCTGATCGACGCTCTCACACAGATGGCGGAGACTTGGGAGTGTGAATGGTGGATAACAGAGCACGTTATTCATTTCGGACGTTGTGAATACAGCTCACCCGTTGATTTCAAAGCCGGTGATTTGACAGACACAGAAAACGTGAATGTCAACAGCATGACACGCAGCGACAGCCAGACCACTTATGCGACCCGTATCTACGCTTTTGGTTCTACCCGTAACATTCCTTCCAGTTACCGGAAAGAATTGATATTCGACGTAAAAGAGGTTAATGGACGTAATATATCCGATACGTCAAGACCGCTCAAAATAAGCTACTTTCCGTCACGAGTTACATATAAGGAAGACTATACCGCTAGTAGCAACGAAGGCAGCGGTTCTTTTACTCCCTCTTATACAGAATGGACGCTTGATAAGACTTTAGCTTCATCAGCCAAGGGTGGTTCTTATAAAGTTGTTTCGGGAGGAATTTCAATCAATATATCAACAGCCGTTCCGCAAATAGGGAACCGTGCTTTTCTACCGGCAGGAGATTATATATTGAAGGCGTCATATATCTATAATGTTTCCGGGGAATCAAAAGAGGTGATTATTGGTAATCAGACCGTTTCATTAGCCCAAAATCAACAATATGAGATTGTGTCTAAAATACAGGTTCCCGACACGTTGGTTATCGACAAAAACAGTTCTGATTTAAAAGTAAGGGTATACGTTCACGTACCAGCTCCAGCTTCTTCCGAGCTGTTATCGACTTTTCAGGCGTATGTAACATACGATATTAACGTGTATGGCGGTTCTTCTGCAACGACTTCCGTAACATTCCTTTCCGGTGCAAATGCCGGACAGACTTTTGCTGCTGTTTACAATCCCGACCTTTTAACCGGTGACGCAGCAAACATTATCCAGTTACCGGAAGGTGTAACCGCCTCTTTAGGTAATCGGTACACCATTAACAACATCATAAGCGGTAAAGTCCCCGATAACTACTTCAGTAAGGATGACAAGGAAATGACCCTTAACGGAGTTGTTCAGAAACGTCTTATGCTCCCGGAGGGTATTTCTTATGTAGATGCTTATAAATACAGCCCGACCGGTGAACGTATCAATATCGGAGATGAACGCTATAATGATCCGGATAACGTGGAAATGCCAGAAGAGGAAGCAATCGAAGAGATCGTTATATTTGAGGATGAATATCCCCAATACAAGGGCACAATATCCAGTGTCAGCCACGATGACAAGGTAGACGATAACGATAAGGAATATCGGATCTATAATTTCAAAGATACGGGACTGAAGAACTTTACAGAAGATTTTAGGCTGGATGGTGAGGAACTTCACATGATATTCCAAACTGGCAAGCTTGCCGGGATGGACTTTGCTATCAATATTGTAGAAAGCGATAACACCGGAACAACCTTCGAAATTGTCCGCAATGAGGATTACGGTCGCTTTCTTCCGGATGATGTTCTTTATCCGCAAACCGCACACATGGAGGACGGTGAAGAAGTCCCCGCAGACACATATATCCTTTACGGCTTTGATACCGCATACATCTCCGAGCAGATGTTGCCGGACGCAGAGCAGGATTTACTCAAAAAGGCAAAGGAGTACGTAAAGAAATCCATGATTGACCCGTCCACCTACGATTGTGAGATGGATGCTGATTTCATCTACAATAAGGGTAATATTCGTACATACGAAGTCGGGGCTAAAGTCAACCTGATAAATAAGGCATTTTTCCCGGAAGGCAGACAATCAAGAATAATCGGTTTCGAGTGGCCGCTGGATATTCCTTACGATCACCCGATTTATACAGTCGGTGAGACGGCTTCATATTCCCGTATCGGTGAGATAGAGAGCAAGCTTGATTCCCTCACTTACAAGGGACAAACCTATTTCGGCTCTGCTGTTGGAGGTGGTGGAATCAGTGTGTATGTTATTGGGGTTAATGACAAGACAATCCCGTCTGACAGAAACGTATTCTCTGCAAAAAGAGTGCTTCAGGAGATTATAGCTTATGCTATAAGTAAGACGAAAGATGACACAGCCCTAGGGCTTATTTCATTCCTGAACGGTATTAACGTTACCAAAGGTGTTGTAACGGACACGATAACTGCAACAGAATTGAGCAGCAATATCGTAAAGGTACTTGATAAGCTTACAGCCAATAATGCCGCTTTCTCCGGCAATATATCTTCTGTTGATTATGCTGAAAAGTTACTTGGCTGGCTGATAACCCCATCCGGTGATATAGATGCAAAATCGTTGCGCCTACGTGATTTCCTTGAAGTGCCGGAATTGCGATATAACCGGGTATCAGTTATCACGGGTGAGGAATGGAACGCACCCGGAGGCGGTATAATCGAATCAGTGGACGAAGAGAACAGCATCGTTTACCTGAAGCTTGAACCGGGCGAGGTTGCAGCTGTTGAAGTGGATGATATTTGCAAGGCTAACTTTAACAATGACACAGGCTTTCAGACAACCTATTTCCGGATCACCGAAAAGCTGGATAATGGTTCTTTTAAATATGTTCTCCGTAGCGGATATACTTACCATCCTCAAAAGGCTATGCACTTTGTTTGCTACGGCAACTTCACCAATGCAGAACGCCAGAAGTCCAGCTATTCCACGCAGAATTATATCCGTTTCCTTAAAGGTGTAAACAACTGGGAGATCACAAAGGATATGATTGCCATGCAGTTGGGAGACCTGTCTAACCTGAAACTGTTTGGAATGGATATGACCGGACATAGTGCATATCTTAACAGAATCTACATGACCGGTACGATCAAGCAGATTTCAAATGATGGTGTGACGGAAGTACCGGTTCCGGCTTTCAAAGGTGAATGGAAAGCGGGGACGTATTGGTATTATGACGAAGTAACCCACAATGGAAGCACGTGGATTTGCATTGAATCCACGACTACGCAGGAGCCGTCAGATTCTTCTACTGATTGGTTGAAGGTTATTTCTAAAGGGGAAGATGGAGCTTCAGGAAAAGGAGTAAAAAGTATCGTAGAGCAATATTATTTATCCACTTCTCAAACGTCATTAACAGGAGGGAGTTGGAATACGACACCCCCAACTTGGGAGAAAGGCAAATATATCTGGACACGTTCGGTTATTACTTATACTGACGATTCAACGACTACTACTGATCCAATTAGCGTAACCGGTGGAGCTGGTGAGAATGGGCTTGGTGTTAAATCGGTTGATGTCTTTTATTATCTTTCCTCCTCTTCTAGCGAGTTAATCGGTGGAGAATGGAGTACTATTGCTCCCACTTGGGTTAATGGCAAGTATATGTGGAGTAAGACAAAAACTACATATACAGACGACACCTTTGTAGAAAGTAATCCTGTTTGTATTACAGGGGGAAAAGGCGAAGATGGAAAAGACGGTAAAGGCGTACAGAGCGTTGATGTCCTTTATTACCTATCCAGTTCTTCAACCTCCCTTTCCGGTGGTTCATGGTCTACGAACTCACCAACTTGGGTAGATGGGAAATACATTTGGAGCAAAACCAAAGTGGTATATACAGACGGTTCATCTATTGAAACCAATCCCGCTTGTATCACCGGAGGTAAAGGTAATACCGGGGATGATGGTAGGGGAATATCAAGCATTGTCGAAGAGTATTATCTGTCTACTTCTTCTAATTCTTTGGTTGGTGGTTCTTGGAGCACAACGCCTCCGGCATGGGAAAATGGGAAGTATATTTGGACTAGATCAGTAATAACATATACAGACAGTACATCAACAACAACCAGCCCAATTTGCTCTACCGGTTCCACGGGTGAAACTGGGATCGGAGTCAAGAGTGTTGCCGAACAATATTACCTGTCTACATCATACAGCACGCCTACCGGTGGATCGTGGCAGACTTCTGTTCCGGCATGGCAGGATGGCAAATACATCTGGACACGTGTAGTTATCACCTACACTAACAATACATATACAGAGACAGATCCGGTATGTGTAACAGGTGGAAAGGGACCAAGCGGAAACGATGGCGTAGGGATAAGTGCCGTTGATGTTTTGTTTTACCTGTCAACCTCTTCTTCATCATTGGAAGGCGGAGCATGGTCTACCACGTCTCCAGCATGGGAGGATGGTAAGTACCTATGGACTAAAACAAAGGTAACTTATACGAATGGTTCGACATGGGAAAGCGATCCGGCTTGCATCACTGGAAGCCAAGGAAAAACAGGGTTACCCGGTGCAATGCTCCGCCCTCGTGGGGTATGGAAAGCTAATACCGAGTATTACCGCAATGAGACCTTCATAGACACAGTAATCTATAACGGCCAGAACAAGTTATGTAAAATCACTCATACATCTACTTCCTCTTTTGACTCAACGAAGTGGGAAGAGTTCAGCGAGTTCGAGAACGTGGCAACAAACGTCCTTCTTGCGCAAAATGCGACGATTGATGTATTAGGCTCTTCTGGGATATTCGTGGGGAACCTTGAGAAAACAAAGGGCTGGATAATGACCGAAGGCTCTATTAAGCATAATGTTACAGGTGTCGAGCTAACATCTGACGGTAAAATATCTCTTCCAGAAACCGGTGGAATAAACGTAGGCGGAAAGACTTTCATAGAAGCCGGCAAGATAAAGACGGAGTTTATTGATGTTGATAATTTGACCGTAAAGAAACTAGCAGCCGTAGAGGGAACAATTGCCGGGTTTAAAATATCTGATACACATATCGGTGTTGATGATCCCAATCATAACAATGCTTATGAAGGATTATCCCTATACAAAGATTTCATTAAATTTTCAGATGAAAAATCATGGGCTGGGATTGGAACTAATGTGTTTCCACTTTCTTCGGGAATGTCATGCTTAGGAAGATTTGATTTTACAAGCTCGGAAGTAGATTCCGGTACTGCCGTTTATGCAAAATTCCGTCCGGCTGTAGACGATTTAGGCTGGTCACAGCAAACAGCAATCCAATACGATGGTAACATATACGGCATAGGACAACGTGCAATATTCGAAGATGGATATATAGGGCAAGCCTATACAGATGTGCTTACCACTTTTATAAAAAGGACTCATAATTTTGTGTTTAATGGTCAGTCTGTTGTTAACTTAGGAATGGTTTTACCAGGAAAAAGAAATTTAGGAATAAATAATGATGTCTCTTTTCTCTTAAGTATTGTCATTACATGGAACCCAACCACAGCTCATCGGATTACCTTAAAAGGTTCATCTGATGGTAGACTGTTAAACAATGCAGGAGAAGTCCTTAGCCCAGAGTTGGATTCAAATGGAGCAATTTCTTTGGGAAGAGGAAATACCCTTTTGCTTAGATATTGCTCCTCACATTATTATATAGTTAGCTATAGATATCAATAATAATTATGAAAATAGACTTTCGAAAAATAGAATTAACCGATCTCGAAGGGAACAAGAGTACCGTCGATGTATCTAAAGCATTCGGAAATGCGATTTATCAAAATACAGGTGATCTTGGAGAATTTAATCTTGCTCAAGATATATACCGGAAAGGAGAAGTTGATATATCCCCTGAACAAGCTAAATCTCTAAAAAAGTATACGCAGTTATTTACTCGTGTCATTGATCGAATAGCTGTCAGCAATGCTCTATCACAAGAAGAATAAATAAGTTGAAAACAATGGTAGCAAAAGGAACGATCATAAAATTAGCAGTATCTATTGAACTACCTTCGGGCTTGACAATGGATGACATAGATTTCGAATGCAAGTTCTCTGTAACTCTCAATTCCCAGACGATCAAGAAGTCGGAAATGGTACGTAATGATAAGAACAGCTATACTTGTTTCCTTGATACCAACATCATAGGGAGGGGAGAAATTTGGATAGAAACCACGGCTTATCTTCCTGACACTGATTATGAAGGAGGAATAAGACCGGAGGTAGACAAGTCGGCAACCGGAATAAGAATTGTATAATATGGGATGCATACGGGTTAACATAGAAGCCTCGAAAGGAATAAAGGTGGGCACATCTCCTTTGTCTGGGATAAATGTCTCTGTAAATCCCAGCCGTTCAATTAAAGTGTCGGTAGGGATTGTCTGTGACGTTGGCAAAGATGCTTATTTGAGAGTAGAGCCTGATTACATCTGGTTGATGCCCTCCAATAACTTTGAAGATAACGTAGATGTATTGTCAAATGTGGTATGGACCACAGCAACAAAAGAATAAAATTTTATTGTTTAATTACTTAATGATTTGAATTATGGCAAAGCCTAGTTGGTTAAATTTAAACCCTTCAACTGGAAGCGGAAATGGGACAATTGCAAACAGTGCAAGTGCTCATACAGGTCGTACAGCTAGAACCGGTACGGTGACAATAACGGGTGTCGGAGTATCTACTCCTGCAACTTATAAAGTAACTCAAACTCCTAAATCCGAGTTTGCATCTTTTGATAACGGAGCGGAAATGTCTGCGCCCAAAGCTGCCGGGACTGTCACAGTTGAAGGTAAGACTAATTCTCAAAAGCTGACCTTTGCATGGGCGGGTAGCGTATCAGATGTTCCCATTCCAGCGAAATATAGTGCGAATGGGACACAGACAGATAATGCGGCTAGCATCACAGGTGACCCAGGTGCTACAGCAGAGTTCCCATTCTCCATAGAACTTGAATTCCCAGCAAATGAAACTATTGAAGAAGTTGTAAGAACATTAAAAGTAACCGCAAACGGTGGTCAGGCTGTACAGATTGCAATCAAACAGGCAGCAGGAGACGCAAAACTATCCGTTTCCCCAACAGAAATTACAATTCCTCAAAACGGTTCAGCTGTTTCCGTTGCTGTTACGTCTAACACTTCTTGGACTGCCGCATAATGGATATACTTGTACCTTGGAAGGAAGGAGAAGGAAACATTGTCATTACGCCCGGCCCTAATGGAGCCGCAAGCGTAATGAGCGATGTTGCCAATGAAGGATTGGACAGGCAACAAACTGTCGTGTTCTCGACTACTAAGGGCAATAATCCAGTTTCCGTTTCTACTACGGTATCTCAAGAAGGGAAAAGACAGGCATTTGCAGTGACCGAAGGACGGTTTATACTGTCTGACGGCAGTACGTTTAACGTTATAAAGAGTAAGTTCTATGAGTGATTATAACAGTCAATATTCGGGAGCTAGGATTGAAGAACTATTGGCAATGATACCCAACTTGGCTAAAGCAGACCTCTCCAACGCTATGACGGTTTCTTTGGGAGCAAACGGTTATGCCAAGTTCAATAATGGGCTTTTGATACAGTGGGGGACAAGAGTCGGAGCAACCGGGGGGGCAATTAATCTGTATTTTCCTACCAGTTTCTATAATACTGATTATAACATTTATTTCACTGGAGCAGTAAATAATACAGGTGAATCTTTTATATATGCTCCGGGGTATGACCTTAATGGTAAATATACATCATATTGTAGAGTTCTCACCCGTGGAATAAATTCAACTCCGGCTATTGTTTGGACTAGCTGGAATTTTACATGGTTTGCAATTGGTAGATGGAAATAAGGAGGTAATATTATGGGAAAAATATATTGGAAAAATGGTTTCTATGATAAACCACAAGAAGGAGCAGTAGAAATATCGGTGGAGTACTGGCAGGAATTGCTTGACGGTCAATCATCCGGAAAAGAAATCAAGGAGAACGAAAGCGGTTACCCGGTATTGGTTGAGCATGAGTACACCATTGATGAATTGAAAGAGATAAAGATCGCAGAGATCAACGCTTACGACAAGTCGGATGCTGTAAACTCCTTGACGCTGGACGGAAAACAAATATGGCTGGATAAAGACACCCGTGTAGGATTAGTCAACTCAATAAACATAGAAAAAGAAGCGGGCCGGGTATATACTACTTTGTGGTACAATGCGGAGAAGTATGTAATTCCCGTAAATGACGCTTTAAATATGCTTGACCAATTAGAATTATACGCTCTTGATTGCTACAATACTACACAGGCTCATATTGCAGCCGTGAAAAATTTGCTTAGCAAAGAAGAGGTTAATTACTATAATTATAAAACCGGTTATCCGGAGAAACTCAATTTTGTATTATAAACTATAAACAGATAAAGCTATGATTCTACTAGTATTAATGTCGTTCATCCTCATTGCCGGCTACGTCTTTGCAATGATTAAAAAGATGGAGGAAATTCCTTACTCTATCAGTGACACCTACTATGCCCTGACGCATAAGTTTTGGTTCGGTTTGTGCATGATCGGCTCCGGTGCATTGCTTCTTCCGGCAGCATTTGAAGCAAGTACGGAAAACAGCCAGTTTCTTGTATTCCTTTCGGTTGTCGGGATGATTGTATTGGGGGTATCTCCTAATTTTCGAACAGAACAAAAAGTTCCTCACTGTATCGGCGCTGCCATGTCTTTGATCTTCTCCCAGATATGGGTAGGTTGCAATTCTTGGTATTGGCTTTTACTATGGGCTGGATTCATCGCTTACATGGTTATCTCCATGAGTGAGCACTGGACCGGCAATTTCATCTCTGACTTCATAAAGAGAAAGCCTATGTTCTGGATAGAGGTAGTTTCGTTGTTAACCGTTTATCTAACTTGTATCTTATGAAAGAAGCAATAGTACATACCACAACCGGAGGATTTGCCGCAATAGCCACTGCATTTGTTGCCGAATCATTGCAAAATATGATTCCGTGGCTGATTGTCTCATGTGCTGTAATCCTCTGTGATCTCCTATTCGGAGTAAGGAAAAGTATACTAATGGGTGAAAAGGTAAGATTCTCACGTGCGATCCGTGCCACTATGGGAAAGATGGTCACTTACTTTGCTTTCGTCTGCATGGTCTGCATGATTAGCGTAGCAAGCCACAATGAATATCCTATAGATGTGTATTCCTGCTTATTGGTATGCTTCATAGAGGGATGCTCGATAGTTGGGAATATACTGAAGCCAAAGGGGATTAACATCAATCTTATCGGGGCTTTGGGTGTGTTTGGTAAGAAGGTGTTTAAGGTTGATAAGGAAGATGTGAAGGATATAATCGAAAAAGAGGAAATACATGAATCAAATAAATAAAATATATAACGAGGATTGTCTTGAGGGTATAAAACGCATTCCTGATGCAAGTATAGACTGCATTTTAACCGACCCACCCTATCTCTATTTGAAGGGGCAGAAATTAGATCGTCCGTTTGATGAGCACGCTTTATTCACAGAATTTAAACGGGTGTTAAAGCCTACGGGATTTATCGTTCTGTTCGGTCGCGGTACGTCATTTTATCGCTGGAATACCATTCTATCAGATTTAGGACTTAAATTTAAAGAGGAAATTATCTGGGATAAAGGTTATTGCACTTCACCATTAATGCGATTATCTAGGGTACATGAAACCATATCTATTAATTCAATGCCTAAAGCTACTATTAATAAATGCAAAGTTCCGTATCTTGAGATGAAACAGTACGACATAGCAAGTGTAATACAGGACATCAAGAGGTTGCGTTCGGTATTTACTCAATCTAAATCAATGGAATCTGTTAAAAAATTTTTAGAGAACAACTGTCGGGATACTTCTGATAGCTGGGAAGCAAACAACATATCAATATCATCTGATATTACTAAGGAAGATAGATGTGTATCTGTCATGCGTATGTTTGAACAAGGCATGAATGAGAAAACAATTATTAGGGTAGATAGAACAGACTGCGAAACGTTTACAAAATTTGGAATAAACTCGGATAAACGTAAAACTGGTGATAGATGTTGCAATGTTATGCAATCAATGGAATTTGGATTAAATGAAAAGTCGATTATAAAATGTGCACGAGATCATTACTCCGCAATACACCCTACCCAGAAGCCGGTTAGGTTGATTGAACGGCTATTAGCATTAGTCACGCAACTAGGTGATGTCGTATTAGATCCGTTCTCTGGAAGTTGTTCTACTGCTGTGGCTTGTATCAATACCAATCGAAAGTTTATTGGTTTTGAAATTGATAAAGAGTATTACGATGCAGGCATTCATAGGATTAATGAAACTTTGAAAGATTTAAAACTAGTAGTATGATAAATAAAATCAGCGCCTTAGCCAGCAAGCTTCTATCCAAGATCGGCATAGACGGCATGGCTCACATTATAGTCTGCCAGAACCTGGTAATATGGCTATCGAAATATACGCCACTGTGGTTAGCAATCATTATAACCGTCGTGATCTTCATCCTAAAGGAAGTGTACGACAAGTACTGCAAGAAAACAGAGTTTTCAATTAAAGACATCATCTGTGATTGTGTGGGGCTGGCGTTGGGAGTATTAACATTGATATTATAGGAGGAAATAATATGAAGAGAGAAGATATAGACTCAATCATCATTCACTGCTCGGCAACACGTGCCGGGCAAGACTTGCGAGCAAAGGACATTGACCGGATGCACCGGGCAAGGGGATTCAATCAGATCGGTTATAATTATGTAATCGACCTGGACGGAATGATCGAAGAGGGCAGACCGCTCACCGTTGATGGAGCACATTGTAACACAAAGGGATTTTCCGGTAAATCGTATAACAAGCACTCGATCGGCATTTGTTATGTTGGCGGACTGGATGCAAATGGAAAGCCCGCAGACACTCGCACTCCGGCTCAAAAGGCTAGTTTGCGGCAACTGATTGACAAGCTTTGCAAAGAGTATCCTATCATCGAGCTTCTCGGACATCGTGATACTTCACCCGACCTAGACGATTCAGGTGAGGTAGAACCGGCTGAATATATCAAGGCGTGTCCTTGTTTTGATGTGCGGGAAGAGTACCCGAATTTCTTACGAAATACAGTAATAACAGCAAAAAAATAGGAGGAACAATC